AGCCTTCTAAGCTGTGGGTCAAGGGTTCGAACCCCTTCGGAATCACTCTTACAGAAAGTGTCTATTTGCTTTGCTTTTGGGCACTTTCTTTATTTTTACCCTCAACTTGGTTTGCTATTCAGTAATAAAAAAAACGCTTATTTCGTCCAAATTTGGACGTATAAACAAGTTTTTTCTATTCGTTTAGTAAATATGGCAACAATTAAATTAGCAATTTTAAAACATACAAGAGCAAAAGACGGCTCTTACAAAATTCGTATTTCGATAGGTCACAAGCAAGAAACGCATTACATCGTTACGAAATACAAAGTTCAAAACTTCTCTGACTTCTCAAATGGTTCAGTTGTTCGTGTAGCAAACGCACACGATTTAAACATTAAACTTCGCAAAGTTCTGAATGATTATGAAGAACGACTTGAAAGAGTTATTTCTCCCGATGTATATTCTTGCAAAGAATTGCGTGATATATTAAAGAATATGCACACGCAAACAAATGCAACTACATTTTCGCAAGTGTCTGAAAAATATCAAAGTGAATTAATAGAAGATAACAGAAGTGGTTACGCTCAAATGCTTAAAAACTCATTGCGTTTATTCTCTGAATTTGCAAATGGTGATATGTTCTTACAAGAAATTAGTAATATTACAATTTCAGAACTTGAACGTTTTTTGAAAAGAAAGGGACTATCACAAACGTATATCAATATGAATTTATCAATGGTGCGCACAATTATTAATCGTGCTATTCGTTCACAACTTGTAAGTTATACAATTCACCCTTTTATGTATTGGAAACGCACGGCTGACGAAGAAAGAGAAATTGATATAACACTTGAAGAACTTGCAAGAATTAGGGATGCAGAGCCGAAGGCAAAAAAACTACAAATTGCAAAAGATTTGTTTTTACTTTCGTATTATCTTGGTGGTATAAATTTAATAGATTTGCTTTCGATTGATTTTCGTGGCGTGTCTGTTCTTGAATACGTACGCCACAAGTCAAGAAATACGAAAACAAGTGATAAAAAAATATCGTTTACAATCCAACCAGAAGCGAAAAGAATTATACAAAAGTGGATGAATAAAAATACAGGTCGTTTAGATTTTGGTTATAAATTTACATATCGAAATTTTCTAAGATATGTAACACGAAGTATAAAAACGTTGGCTGAAAAATTAGAGATTAGCAACTATAAAAAAGTATGCTATTATAGCGCAAGAAAATCATTTGTGCAACACGGCTTCGATTTGGGTATTTCCCTTGAAGTTTTAGAATATTGCATTGGTCAAAGTGTAAAAAGCAACCGCCCGATTTTCAACTACTTAAAAATAATGAGAAAACACGCTGACAATGCTTTGCGTACAATCTTCGATAATTTTTCAAAGATACAAAGTATAGAAAAAGTAATTTAAACTCGTTAGGACGCAAACAAATGACATTCTGAATAACATTAAAGGGCGTGCAAGTTGCACACCCTTTCTTTATATCTATTTTCTTATGAATTTATATAACTTATCGAGTAACCAAAATAACTTATCTATATTGCGAAGTACTACAATTGAAATAATAAAAAGTACAAGTATTATCTTTGCAATTTTCCAAAAGTTGAACGTGTATTTTTCAAGCAAACCAACGCCCCGTTTTTCCTTCTCTGTTGAAGCTGTTTTATTCTTCGAAATATACACTACTTTTGTAATTGTATCTGTTCGAATTTTCCAACGATTTACGAACTTTTCTTTTACAACAAACACGCTGTCAATATTCAAAATCGTATCACGTTTTGTATAAATATGCACTTTTTCTTTTTCTTGCACGCTGTCTTTTTCGAACTTGTAAATTACATTATCTTTTGTAATGTAGACACTATCGTGTAAGATTTGTTTTTCAACAATTCGTTGCGTTCTACAACTCACAATTGAAAGAGTTGCAAAAACGGCTAAAATCAAATATAAAATTCTTTTCATAAGCTACTCTATTAAAATAGTTACTTTTTCTTTTCTCTTCTCACAATCTAAAAGAACAGACATCAGCTTTTCAAGTGTTGCACGGCTGTTAATTACTTGCCCTTTCGCTTTGTTTTCGCCAACGAGCAAACACCCTTCAGTGTCTTTATTTGTATTGCCTGCGTGAACTCTTACACCTTCATAGCCTTTGACGCTTAAAAGCAAAGGCAACACACGTTTGAAGCGTGGCGAAAAGGTTAAAATAACATCGTATTTACCTGTTGGTATTGCTGTTTGCCCTTTGACTTTCTTAGCAAGAATTTCACTCTCTTGCATAGAGTTGCTTAATCCTCTGTCGGTGTCCTCGAGAGTGTCGCAAAAATACTCTCCGTTGAGGCTCATTCGCCCAATTGTGTAGCCGTCCTTTCTCGCTATTCTATTTACTTGTATCTCCATTTTTATTAAGCGTTAAATAATCATTCAAATAAGGGATTTTATTCACTATTTTAAGGCTTAAAACGAAGTGAACAAAGTTTGCAATATGCCACATCGGTGTCCCTTCGATAAGCATAATTTTCAAGTTCTTCGTTATATTTACAGAGAAGACCCAAAGACCGAAAAGACACAGGAATTTTATACTATACAAAGCCTCATCGGGGTTATGCATAAATTTGCCTATGATAAAGAACGAGGCCGCCGCCACAAAGAAAACAGTGATACTATAAAAAAATATCATTGCTTTTTTTGTAGACCAAGAACCACCCAAACGGTATTCTGCTATCAGTCCACAAAAGAAATTTAGCGTAAAGACCATAAGCATAGCGTGCATAAAGTCTTTTATTGGCGAAAGCAAGGCAAGCAACCCGCTTACCACGGCAATAATAAAAGTTTTTATATCATTCATAATTAAAGAGTTTTTAAAAGATAAACATACATTGTAATTGCAATTCCCGCAAGCACATCAGCGGTATTATAGCGACGTTCCTCGAGAGCTGCGCCTATGACTTCCGCACAGGTGAAAACCGCCATAGCCATTATACAAGCAACTGCCCAACGGCGTGGAGCTTCCACCTCGCTTAGAGGTAGGTGAGCTACTCCCACCCCTATAACGATAGCGGTAATTATAATTAAAACATATTTCGTTATAAAACTTTTCATAAGAGTTTAGTTTTTAATATTTACAAACCCCTCATAAAATTCTCGATAATAGAGCTTTGCCATTGGTGAGCTTTATTATTTGGGTGCATGTCGCTCGCCCCGTTGAGAGCGAACTGCGCCCCTCTTATTTCTTTAATTTTTGGGTCGAGCTCGATTTGCTCTCCTCTCGTTCTAATCATCGGTATTGTAGGATTGTACAAGTCCAAAAAAGCAACGCCCCAGCGCTTACAGCATTCGATAATTACATTTCTTCGCTCTTGTTCTGCGAAATCTGTAATAATAACGCCAACATGGGCAAAAGGTCTATTTGTGAAAATCCACTCAAAGATATAGTTGAACGCTGCGCCTGTGCTTCCTGCTTTTTCGTTGCTCCAAACTTCCACTTTATCGGTTGCTGAACCAATTTGCACGCCGTGCCCCTTGTCGTTAATTCCAAACCAAATGGTGATGTAATCGACATCGTTTGGAATGCTTTCAAACTTTCGATTAACAATGTATTGGTTAAGCGTTGTTCCGCTCGCTCCTTGATTTAAGACACCCATATTGTTGCGGTTTCCAATAATGTAAGGATAGACTTTGGGACGGCCTTTAAAAGCCCCATCTTCCTCAATTTTTTCAGTGCCTATCGCATCCGTGAAACTATCGCCAATCGCAACGTATTTTTTGCCCCAAAGAACATTCGAAGCTTTCAACATATTAAGTGCTTTTACATCGATGAGGCTTTCGATGTAAGGGCGAAACCAATCTTTTGTAACTAATGAAAATACAACGCTTTCAGGATTTGCGTCAGTGCTGAAAGATTGAAAGAAAATGTATTTCACGCCTGCGGGGATAACGACTTCTACACCTGCGCGCAAGTCTTTTCCGACGACCGAAGAAACTTTGTTTTTATTTTCATCGAAAAAAGCATAGTTTACCGCTGTTCCAATCGCATTGCCTTTGTATTGAAATTTCATTCCCTCACGAACTTTAAGCAAGCTAACATCTGTATGTTTTACGCTAAACTTATTATTTGCGCTATTCCATATTAATTTATCGTTGTAAAATCCCTCCGAGCGTGTAAAAATTGTAAGCGACTTTAACTCATCTTCTAACTCTGTTATTTTGCTTAAATCGTATTTGAGCAAATAATCTTGAATGAGTGTTTTTGTCGTTTTTTCGCCAATTACATAAGTGTTCTCGTGTCCTGTTGAAATAGAAATTTTTGCAACGTTTGGAAACTCTGTCAAATCGATGATTTTTTCACTTGTGGAATTGCCGTTCTCGTTTTCGTAAGTTACGTCTTTTAGCACTCTTCCACTATCGTCTAAAAGCAAAGTTCGAGCACTTGAAAACCAGCCAGCGTTTGTCTTAATTTTATCAAAGCCTTTAACGCTTAAATCTTTGCAATAAGAGGTGTTAGCGTAATTTACAACGCTATTTTTATTGTCTATAAAACCACCTTTCACGAAAGTTGGCATTAAGTCCACTTCTATTTTTACATAGTTAGCTTTTGTATTTGCAGAGTTTTCATTATTTGCGCCAACTTGAACAAGCTCTTCGCCATTCCACCGATACAAAGTGTTATTTGCTCTATTTACATAGATTTTCTTTGCAAATGGTCGTGGGTTGCTTCCTCTCGTTTGATAATCGCTATCAGTAGATGTTGCTTCGCCTTCAAAAAGCCAACCTGCTGAATAGTTATTTTGACCATTGATTTTTGCAACAAAGCGTTTGTTTGTAGCGTCAAATAAAACTTTAAAATCGCCTGTTGCGCTTTCCATTTGCACCGCAACTGCTCTGTCTGTAAATCCGTCAAATTCGAGTACTTCAAGAACATCTGTTGAAGGCTTCGCACGCTCTAAAGTTGTTAAGCGTTCATTCACTTTTGCAAGCAACGCTGTTAAAGTATCGCTATCTTTAAGACCTGCAAGAAAATTTTTCACTTCATTGAAATTCTCTATTGCCGTTGTTGCATTCTCGCCTACAATAGTGTTTAATTGCTCTTGTAAACGTTCAACAAGCCTTTTAACACTTTGAATTGCTTCTGCATTTGTTGCATTTTGATTGTTACTTGCAACGCTTTCTTGCAATGTCCTAAGCGTTTGTTCAATGCTTTTAATCTTTTTGTTTTGCTCTTCGTCTGTTTTTGACGTCACATTTCCGTTGTTGAGCATTTGCGAAATAATCTCAGCAATTAAGCGAAAAATATCGCCAATTCGTTGTGCTGTATTTTCGCCTACTTGTGTTGCGTTTGCAACTTGTTCAGCTTTGCTTTTTAATAACTCTGCATTCTCCATTCTTTTTAATCTCCTATCGCCTTAATTCGTGTTCTTGTTCCTCTTACTTTTTTATTTTTAGTTACTAACTTGTGGTACTTCATATATAAAATGCAACTGCCAAGATAATTCTCTGCAATATTCATCACATCGTTATATTGATTAAGATTGTCTTTATTTTCGATGTGATTTGCATAATTTTCTTCGTGCTTTACAAACCCTGTTCGTACAAGCATTGCACCGCCTGCACGCAACATTTTAGCATATACGAAATATGCAAGTGCTTTTTTCAAGCCAACACAATAAGAAGTTTTGCTTTCGCTTTCGTTGCAACTGCATTCTGTTTCTTTGCGTTGATATTCACCACCATTTAAAAGGATATTACCTGAAAATGTTGCGTCAAATGTGCCGTCAAAACTATTAATTAACGCCTGCTTAAAAACGTCATAACCAAGCGTTGGAATAATAAAATTTTGCTCGCACTCATCAATAAAGATTTCGATGTCTTTTTCGTCGACGTGCTTACTTGTGGGGCGTGCTAATTCCTTGAATTGAGCAACTGAAATTAAGTGTCTGTTATTCTCCATTTGCTTTGTCGTTTTTGTCTGCGCTAATATATTTTAGCGGTCTTATTGAAAAATCGAAAGGTATTGTTTTATCAAACCAGTGTGCAAAAATTTGAGTAAAGCCACGTTCAATAAAACGTTGCTCTGTTGTCACCTCGCCTGCATAATATTCGTACGCATCACGCATCACGTCACCGCTAAAGCCTAATTTACCTATTCGAATAGAATAAAATAATTCTTGATGAAATTGCGAATAAATACGACTTACAACGCTTTCTTCTGTTGTTGTAAATTCTTTGTCAAAATTCCTTGCGGGAAATGGTACAACTTTTGGTTCATCTTCATCATTTTCAAGTTCAACATAAAGAATTTTTGACCCTTTCGTATCGCCTTGAAACTCTCGCAAATCTTCATCAGCTATCATCTGACGCTCTTCTTCTTCGCCTTCTTCGTTGATATGTGGTGCGCCTTTCTTTGCAACCAACATACAAGCAATTAAGAAGTTATTGCGAACGTTTCGATATTTGATATTTCCAAGTCCTTCATCTATTGAAATATCTGTTACAGCGGCATCATATATTGGCGTTGGATATTGGTATTTCCCGTCCATTGAAAGCCAAAGAATTTGCCCTTTGTAATTCTCGATACCTCCACATTCTTCAATCTCTTTCAATACTACATTTGCATTAGGATTGAAAGTTTTAAAGTGTGTGATGTTGTCTTCTTGTACACGTTGAACAACTCCGTTCTTTGTTTTTTCTCCCTTCCAATCACAATGCACAAGTATTTCTTCGACTTCTCCAAACTCATTCGTTTCTTTCAATCTACATTGCTCGAAAGGCACAAAATTAACTTCTGTTATTTCGCCTAAAACGTTGTAGTTAACGTGAAGGGCAAAACCTCCAAAGCGTGTTACATCGCCCGCAACGTGATGCAATAAATCGTCCATTGTTTCGCCTTCTCTGTTCACCTCCATTGTTTCGCCTTCTCTGTTCACCTCCATTGCAGAAAAGAACTCGTTATTAAATCCGTAACCCTCAACGAATTTTCGATAACGACCAATGCACAATTGCGCTGTACCTGAAGCACTTGTAATTGCACTAATGTTTTGCGGATAAAGATTATCGTCGCCAAAACTTTGCAAGTTAAAACGCCTTTCGAAATTTACATCAAGCCTTTTTTGCGGTTTCTTCGCTGTCTTTACGTTCATCGTTTTTGCCCTCTCTGTGTATGTTATTTTTTGCCTTTCTTCTTACTCTCGACCGCAAGTGTTTTTTCAAAAAGAACTTCTTGCTCGGGGAACTCTTTCAAATACTCTTGTGCTATTTCATCGGTCAAATTATCGTTTGTGAACACTTGACCATTTTTGAAAGTTGGGCAATTGATAATTGCGCCTGCTCTCAATTTGTAATTTAATTTTTCTGCCATTCGTCCGTTTTTATTCAAATAGTGAATAACTTCAATTACCGCATCGTGGTAACATTGCTGACAAGTCGTCGGCACAAATGTTCGCCCTGTTACTTCGATGTATAATTGTTCGATTTGTTCTTTATCAGAAGAGTTAAAGGGGTTTTCAAATCGCCCCCTTAACTCATCAATGATTTGTTTTGCTTCGTCAATTGTCATTTAACCTACACTACCTGTAAGTGTTTTAAACTGCGTTTCAGTTGTACTTGCATCGGTATTGAAGTAGAACAATGCCGATTTTGGAACACTTGTTTCTTGCAATGTTACAAGCCAACCTCCGTCTGTATCTTCGCTGTACTTCTCATTGTCAATTGCACTTGCACGCAATCCTTGATAATAGCCGTACACTTGATACTCTGCTTTGCCCTGTTCTCCTTTGTGTGCGTTCTTTAAGATTAGCACGAAAGAACCATTTGCCAAGCCGTCGATAATATCTTTTGCTACTTCGGGACTATTATCTAAAATAGCAATTGGTATTTCGTGGTTGAAAGTGTTACGATAAGTACCAGTTGCAAGTGTAGTTTTTACACCGCTGAAAGGCTTTGCACCTTGCTGAACAACTGAAAAACCCTTTTTACCACTCTTCAAAACTAATGTTTTCAAGATATTCTTGTTATCTGCATCAAAGACGCTTTGCGAAAAATCAACATCGTTTCTGTTGATAATAACTGCATCAGCTTCGATACCTTTCACAAGTGGACTATCGCAATTAACTGCAATACCTTTTACAATTATACTGTCGCAAATTCCTGCCATTTGTTTTCCTCCTTCTTTTTAGTATGCAGCGTGGAACATATCATCTTCAAGAATTTGAGTGCCGATTTTTCCTGCTGAATAGATGTAATTTTGTCTTTCTTTCTTGTCAAACCAAATGTCGAGGTCTGAAATAAGACCATTTGCATTTGTACCAACTTGCAATTGCTCTACGTTTGCGAACACTGCACGATAAGGTTTGTTCAACTTTGTGCCTGTGTTTTCGTATGCACGTATCATTCTATCCCAAATGCTTACACGTGCTATTGTTACACCATTGTATTGTGCAACGTCAAGACCTTCAAATAACGTCTGCCAAGGCATAATTGTAGAGTAGCTTTGTTTCAAGTCAAGTGTAAGAGCATCTGCAAGACCTTTTGTAAGCAAAATAACAGACTTGCTGTCGTTTGAAATTCTGCTGTCTGCGTCCATTAGCATATTATCAAGAATACCAGTTGCAACGCCTTTAGCAAGAATAGCTTTCTTTTGCTCTGTGAACGATGCCTTTGTATTTGCTTCGATAGCTGTCAATTGTGCGCTATTCTTTGTACATTGTGCAAAGATGCGTTTAAACAAGCCGTCACAAGTTGTGAACAATTCGGTTTTTGTTCCTGCTGTCAATTGACCACCTGCACTGATTAGCTTCGCTTCTGTGTCGCCAAACCAACCAAATCGCCAAATCATTTGTCGCATCTGTCTTTCAAGTGCAGGACGAATGATGTTTGTCATAAATTCAGTTGCTGTCAAATCTGCAACGTCTTTACCAGTTTTGAGTGTGTACTCTGCAATTGTTCCTTGCAAACTTTCATAACAAATCTTGATTGGCACTTGCCAGTCACCAAGTTGCCAACGCTTTTGAGAGTTAGCAACGCCAACTTCGCTGTAAGTAGGGTTACAACCTGCACCCTTGACGCCTACTGCGCCCATATCGCCAAGAAACGCAACGGGTGCGCCATTCTCAACTTTGCGAAGTGTGGTAAATCGTTGAAAATCTTCGTCTTGATCGATTGATAAAGGAATTAACTCCTTTAAGTCTGTTACGTCTTTTGGATTAACACTAATGTTTTCAAAAAATTTAGTCATTTCTTATCCTCCTTTTTTAGTTCTTCTTATAAGTTCCGTTTCTTCTCGCCTCAATCTCTGCACGCATTGGTGAAAGTTCTTCTTTTGCCTGTGCTTTTGCACTTGCGTTACCACCTTGTGGTGTGCGTGGCTCGGGTTTGTAAGAACTTGAAATTCTTGCAAGTGCTTTTTCACCGCCTGCAATCTTCACTGCGTTCAAAATGCGCAAATCTTCTTTTGTCTTTGCGTTTGCTTTTGCTTCGCTGTTCTCTTTTTCAAGTTCTGCAAGCTTTTCTTTGAGTTCTGCAATTTCTTTTTCAAGTTCTGCAATTCGTGTTAACTCTTCACCTTCTTCGCCTTCTTTACTTGTGTTAGCGTCTTCACGAATTTCTGTAATAACACCATCAACAACAACGATTGTTTTGCCGTCTGGCATTACAAATTCGCCATTTGGTGACGCTACATCGCCAACTTGTGGCTCGCCTTCTTCTCTCTCGATAGTAAGCGTTTGACCGTCTGAAGTTGACAAATCCATACCTTTTGCAAGTTCTTCGATGTTTTTCAATCCAAGTTTTGCAAGTGCTCTGTCTAACAAAGATGCTTTGACCTGCACGTTCTTTTCTTTTTCTTTTCCCATTTGATTTTGTTTTTTATTAATAAACTCTGTTGTCTTCTTCGCTGAAATTGGCGCAATAATTTCGCCAATCAAACCAAGTTCTTTTGCCTTCTCTGCGCTAATGTATTTATCTTCATTCATTAGCATTTGCATTTCTTCTTTGTCGCATTCGCAACGCTCAACGTATAGATTTAAGATTTTTTCTTGTTGCTCTCTTAAATCTCTTGCATACTTTTCTAAATCGTCCGCTGTCATTGCATCGTCTAATTGACAACCTGCAACCCACGGGTTATGTACGCAAATTTGCGCATTGCTGTACGCTCTTCTTCGCTCTTTTGGTGCAGACATCAAAATGACCGTTGCCATTGATGCACAATTGCCTTCAATTGTACAAGTTATCTCTTTACCAGTAGCACGCAATCTGTCGTAAATGCTCCAACCCTCGATGCAAGAACCGCCATTGCAATGCAAACGAACATCAATTGTATTGTCATCGTCTTTCAAACTTTCACAAAAAGCGTCGATGTCTTTGAAGCAAACGCCCTCAGCTTCGCCCCAAAACTCACTTGCTTTCTTCTCATTTTCTGTTTGAATGTCGTTGTAAATTTTTAAAACTGCCATATCATTAAGTTTTTCTATACTACAAAAGTACTTTATAAATATAAACATTATCATTTATATTTATAAACACTACTCGCACAATGTGAGAATAAAAAAAGTGCCTTCTATCTTCACAGACAAAAGACACTTAACACTAAACAATATTAATCAAACTATTCAATTATTTTTTCCATTCGCTTTGCAACTCTGTAAATCGTTGCAACACTACAATTGTATTCTTCACTTAAATAAGTAACGATGTAATTGACTTTGTGACCTTCTTCTTTTAGTCGTTTAAACTCTCTGTATAAACTTAAATATATCACGTCTTTTGCATCTATTTCATTTGCATTGAGCATTGAAAGAATGCTTTCTGCTGTTTTTAGTAGTTCGTATTGTGTCATATCTGTTTTTAATTTAGTGTAGATAACCTTTCGATTGTTTCAACTCTGTTAGATGCTTTGCTTATCTCTTCAACGCTCACAATTGGTCGTGGTGCGTTTGCCATTCCTCGTGCTACTGCTCTTGCAAGAAATTCTTCGCCAATCTGTTGTTGACTATTGCCGTTGTTGACTATTGGAACACCCCCGCCAATTTGATTAAACGCACTCAAAGCGGGTGCAAACATACTTGTTGCATTTGCAGTTAATACGCTTTCGCCATTTGAAAGTTGTGCGTGTATGCTGTCACTTGTTCCACTGCCTGGACCAGTTACAAGACCACCAGTTGCAAATTTAGCTGATTTGACGGTGCGAATTGCTGTCGCTACACCGCTCAAAACTTGTGAAATAGTAGTTGCAATCGCTATCAAGTTTTTAGGGAATGGCACGCCAACAGACGCTTTAATACCACTTGAAATTGCAACACCAGTGTTAATTGCTATTTCTGCAAGTGCAACCATTTTTGACGCCTGCGCAAGTGCTTTGTTTTTAACTCCAAACGCTTCGATAACATCTGAAACACCGCCAACGACATTGCGCAAACTCTCCAATTCTTGCATTCTATGCCCAATAACTTCTGATGATATTTCATTTTCTTTGTCTTTTGCATCTTTCGCCAAATGTAGCTTTCTAAGGTTAAATTCTTCGATACTTTCGCCTTCTCTTTGCTGTGCATTGTCAAGCAATTCTTGACGCTGTTGCAATTCAAGTTTTAGAATTTCAAGACGTTCTGCAAAATCGTTATTGCCGTTGATGTCTGTCTTTAATATTTCAGCTTCAAAACGTTCTTTAATCTCTTTTGCCTGCTCATCTATCATCTTATTCTTGAACTCTTTTTGTGCGTCAAGCTGTTGTTGATAGAATTTTTCAGTAATAGAGTTTAAAAGTTCTGCTTTTTCTTCTTCGCTCATCACTTGCTTTTGTGCTTCGAGCAACTCTAATTGATAAGCTGAATTAATGCTTTTCAACTTCAATTCATATTCAGCTTTTGTGCCTTTTTCGACTGCTGAAAGCATATTTTGATAATACACTTGCTTTCGCTTTATCGTTTCAGCACTTGTTATATTATCAAATTCAAGTAATTTCTTTTCTTTTACTTGCTCTAAAAGCACTATTTGAGTGTTCAACGCTTTGCGTGCTTCAATTGTTAAGCCTTTTTCAAGTTCTAAACGCCTTTTGACATCTTCAATTTGTCTGTCATACTCTCGAATAATAGCATTTCTTCTTTGTTCTGCTGTTTGCTCAATTAGTTGTGATAGCAAATCTTCTGCTTTGCGTATTGCTTCTGCTTCTTTCTTTGCCATTTCTTCTGCTGATATTTTCTTTTCTTTCGAACCCTTCTTTTTATTGTTGTTGTTCAAAGATTTGCCATTACCATTGTTATTTGTCGTCTGTGTGGTTTGCTCTTCTGCAATATATGTTGGTATTTCTATGTGATTTACTTTCTTATTCTTTATCACTTCGTTAATACCATTGATGTAATTATTTGCAGTGTCTTTGCCAAATGCTTTTATATCGTTATAACCTTCTTTGAGTGCTTTTGTATAGCTACCAGTTATATTTAAAAAACCTTCTTTCACTTTTGAGAATGAAAGCGTTGCAATACCCTCAATTATTTGTGCAAGACCTTTTAAGTTTTGCGCAACGCCTTTGATACCATCAACGATTAGATTGAAAATAAGTTTTACACCATTCCATAAGTTTTTAAAGTTGATAAGCGTGCCTTGAATTGCACCACGAAAGAGCATACTTTCGTTGTACAAATCAATGAAATAATTTATCATCGAAATTAAGCCTTTAAGAACTTCTGTAATTGCTTTTGTGCTTAATAGCTTTAGTTGTGAAAGCATTGCTTCAAAACCTTTGTCGCTCATATCAAATAACGCTGACATTGTTTTGTTGAGTTCTTCGTTTGCTTCTTTCTCTTCGTTCATTAATTCTCCCCACTCTCCAGTAGTTTCTTTCAACTTGTCTAAATCAATGTTCATCGTGTCGAGTTGCTCAATCATTTTCAAACCTGCGTTTGCACCTTGTTTGCCAAAAACATCTTTGAGAACTGCACCCATTTCTTTTGAGTTTTGCGGTATCTCTTTCATTCGTGTGCTTATTTCTTTTATCACATCGAATGTTGATTTTGTGCCGTCTTGCAAGTCTTTTTGTACTTGCTTTGAGTTGATACCGATGTTATCAAGTGCTTCTTTTGTAGCGTCTGACAGCTCACGTATTTTTTTGCTACCCATTTGTATGAGTGCAAGACCGCTATCGCTGAAAATACCGCTTCGTGTCTGCTGAATTGTCGCAACAAGTTCTTGACCACTTATATTTGCATCGTGAAAAGCGGGTGCATACTGCTTAATTTTCGCAATCATATCGCCATTTAAATCTGCACCAGCCTGAAAACCGTCATTAATGATTTTCAACGCTTCACTTGTTGTTATGCCATATTGAGAAGTAAGCACATCAACGGCTTCGAGTGTTTCTTTGAAATCTTTGCCGTATGTGTCTGCTGTTGCCTGAATTTCATCACGCACTGCTTTTAAGCTATCACCCGTTAACCCTAAAAACTCACGTGTTAAACGTGTGCTTTCGAGTATTCCTTTATTATAGTCAAAGAACCATTTGAAAGCAACGCCAGCACCTGCAATACCTGCAAGTGCAATAAATACGGGGTTTGAAAGAAAGCCTAAAAGCGTTGTTCCAAATGCTTTTGCGCTATCAATTGCACCTGTGAAAACACCATTTAAGCCCTTGCCACCTTCTGAAAGTGCCATTATAGATGTTGCAAAATTGCTATTTACACCAAGTGCTGATTTTATTGCACCTTCGTAATTTCCTACATTTCTATTGAAACGTTGTGTTTCTTCTTCTGCCTTCTTTAACTCGTCTGTTATCTCGTTGATATGCTCTTTTAATGCTTTTCCTTTAACGCTGTTGCGCTCTGCTTTCGAAAGGCTATCAAATTCTTTTGTTGCGTTTGATAGTTCTGCACGCAATGCACGCAAAGAACCTTCTTGTTCTCGCTCTGTCTTGATATTGTTTTGAACTTCTTTTGAGAGTTCACGAATTGTTGCTTTGTGTGTCTTCGTTTGCTCACTAATCGCAACTAACGATGTTGCATACTCATCATATCCAACTTTGCCGTCTTTGAAATCTGCTTTTAATTGCTCTTGTGCTTTAGAAAGTTCTGCAAGTTTTTCTTTGTAACGCACAATTCCGTAAATTGCATCTTCGTATCTTACTTTAATGCTCAAAATTTGTTGTTCTTCCCCACTCATAATAAAAAAAACTAATTAAAAAAACAATTGTAATAATGTCACTTCTGCAATGCCGTTGTCTTCTGATTTAATTTCAGTAACTGCAAAGTAGCTTCCATATTGCGCTAAATAAATAGGCTTCGTTTCATCAAAATTAATAAGCTCAACATCTCGCAATCTTATACGTTCAGTAATGATTTTTGCGTTTTGCAGTGTTTCACGAATATTGTTGTACTTCTCATCAATAATTCGTTGCATATCAATGTCAAAAATACCAATTGCACGCCCTGTCGCACTTTGCGCAAGTCGTAAAATCTTATCTTTGCAAGCACTATAAGAAGGCTTTTTTTCTTCTTTCTTTGGTTTTTCGCCTTCGTTATAGCCACCATTACCACCTTGAAAATCGCCAGTTGCATTGCCTTCTTTGTCTTTCGTTGTTTCGTCTTGTCTTGCGTACATTGGCACACTTGCTCCAAGTGCTGATGCAAATGGAAATTCAAAAATCGTCTTTTCTCTTTCGAGTGTTTCATTTTCGATTAACAAAGTGCCGTTGAAACGTTCATCTTCGCTTTCGTCTGCTTTCCATTTGTAGAAGTTCTTTTGCCCGTATTCAGACATCACAAAAGAAATGCTTTTAGGCTTATTCTCATCGCTTTCAGCAATAAGACGACTTGACCAATCAATAGCTTTGCTTCTGTTATTCCAAATTGTCGAAAGTGGTATAAATTCAACAACGTTATCTTGTTCGAGCTGTAACGGGAAAGTGCCAGTTATCACGGCTAAAAACTTCACAAAGTCGATAACTTTAATCTTTGGCAAATTAATGCCAATAGGGAAAAAACCACCATTTGGCACATTCTCATCTTCTTGCAACGTTGTTTTGATTGTTGCACCAAGAAATTTTGCATCTTGCAAAGTACGATTTGAAACCCAATCAAAAGTAATTGTGTCGCCTGCTTTTACTTCAACTTTGCCATAAGCTGAACACGCAAGACGAATAACACCACGATAGCCTTCGTACACGACAACACGAAAATGATTTGAGTTATTTCCAACGATATATTCTTTTACTTCATCTTTGCGTGTTAGTGTCATTTTCACCCAATAACCGCCTTGTGGAAAGTTGAAATCTTCGTGAACTCTTCCGTCTGCATCTCTACCTCCACCAGTTGGACGCCCACGCAATAAATTAAACTCCCATTCGCCATTAATATCGAATATTAGTGATGCATCTGTTTTAACTTTTAACTCTTGTACTTCGTCATTTTGTTTGCCTTCAAAAATACTGCTTACTTCGTCAAGAATTAAGCCAATTCGCCCACGTTCTGTTGCTTCTTTTAGACGTGCTTTGAACAATCCTTCATATGTAAGTTCATTACTTTTCTTGCTAATTAAAGGTAATATCAATGTATCGATGTATTCTTTTGCATCATCTTTAAAACGAAAATCAATGCCTTTCGTTTGTTTTAGCAAATTAAGAACATACGAAACTTTTGCGACGGGGTGCAAGTATTCAAATACGTTTTTATCTTCGCTTCTGTTACCGATGTCGTGCCACTCTGTATTTGATAGCTGAACGCCTTTGTTTGGATAAACTTCGCTTTGGCGTGCTTTCCAAGTGTAATCTCTTGTTATTTCGCTTTTCCAAACGCTGTAACCTGCATAAAAGAAACCCTTGCTTTTTGCACTTTCGAAAGTATCAATTTCATTCTTATTTTGATACAAGATCTTATCTTTCGTTTCAAGTTGATTTAACATCAAACCCGATGAAATCATCGCAGTAAAGTTTGGAAACAAACCCCAAAATATCGAAATCTCAAAATCATCTTGTGTGACTTGTAAAATCGTTACACGACCATTTCGAATGACTTCAACACCATTTCTGAAATACTTTGCAGTGTGCAAACGATGTGCAAAGTTATCTTTTGTTTGCACGCTGTCTGAATGACTTAATATCATTTTGTTGCGTGTTGTCTTTGGCAAACGTACAGAATAAGTGCTGTTTGAGGCTATCTTTGTAACATCCCTAAATAAGTTGCTTTTGATATCAAGTGTAATTTTCGTTTCACTGCTCAAATCAACAAGTTCGTTATTTATGTACAATCTTTCATCATTCATAACTTATAATTTTTGGATGTTAATATTTGGCATTTGAACACTACAAATGAAGTCTTGCAAGTTTGCACGACTTTTTGTATAACTACCTGCAAGAATTGACACTGCAACCCATTGTGGCTTTGCATCTTTATAACCTGTAAACAAATGCACAACAGGACTTGTTGCCAAGTCAAAGAGAAAATCAAAAGTTTCACTATCAACTAAAGGCGCACAAATAGGCAAAACATCTTCACGCATCATCATTTGGTGTTGTCCTGCAAGACCTTCAAAACCATATTCGTCATTACCGGCAAGTAGATTATTTCTCATAAACATCTCACTTGCTGTCTTGCGTTGCTCATCGCCTTTTTTGAAAAGGTAGTAACAATAAAAGCCGTGTCGATTTATCCAACGCAAATACACTCCATTTTCGCAAGTATCAACAACATTAATTCGTATCTTTTCATTTCTTTCGCCTTCGTGTACATAGCGAAACGTCATATCAAATGTATTATCAAAAACTACTTCACGAAAAACGCCTGTGCAATCGCTAATCAAATAGAAATCTTTTGCATCGTCTTTCGCTGTCAATGGAACGTTCCACACGCCCTGCTCATCGAGAACAACAAATTTTTCTGCTACACCATCACGGCTGAAAAGAATTGAGCCTTCACCATCTGCAAAAACACCAAATGTGAAAGGATAACCTTTGAAGTACGTTATATTTCGATAGCCGTTATACACTTCGCCTACTTTCTGAACGGCTCCCCAAATGTAGAACGTTTCAAAGCGAAAAACGGCTTCACTATCATCTTCAAGTTTCGCAACGACTTCAAAAGATAGGTTAACGCCTAATTCTGTTTTCTCTTCTCTTTCGTAATTTACATTCGTAAAACTCAATGTGTGAAAAAACGTTTGAATGTAGTCTTTAATATCGCCATAACATTTGCCGTTCATCGCATCAAGATAAATCTTGCTATTGCGTTCACCATTGCGAATAACGATGCTTAATGTTTTTAAATGCTCATTTTCTGCAACGATTAAGCAATTGTTAAACGCAAAGCCTATATTGTCGGGGTATTTTAACGTTACGTTGTTGTTCTCTTCTACTCTCATACTTCGATGTTATTTATTTTAATTGAACTTATTTCAGCGTGAACAACTCCTGCAAGTCGTTCTTTAATTCTCTTTATCGCTTTCGGTACTGCATTCGAATAAATGTCTTCACGACCACCAAGACGAAACAAATTTGTACCATTCATTCGTATGTTTCGAGCAATGAAGAAAGCAAGTGTTCGTTCACCTCTCTCTTGTGGCGTATATTTGTGCGGTCTGTTCGTCTTGTACTCGATTGGTCGTGCTTTAATGCCTTTGTCGTGCATCCACTTTCTTATTATCGTTTGAAAGTCATACGGAACTTTGCCTGCTTTACGACCAGTTTCGAGAACATCAAAAAAGCCACGACCAAACAAAGTTGCGCTGCTTTCATCTGTTTCTACACGCAAACTTTGACTTGTTCGCCCACTTGCTTTCTGCTTTGCTCTCAAATGGTTGTCGATAATTTCTTTTTTCAGTGCTTCAAGTTCTTCAACTAAAATTGCACTTGCATTCTCTTTTATCATAAGCAAACCCCAATACGTTGTTTAACTGAAAACCCTACAATAACACCAGTGAAATATGACGTTGCGCGTTCAAGAATTGTATCATATTTTATACCTTCTATTGGCTCAAAGAAATTACTTTTATTCATTGCGTTAATGAATTGTGATGCTATTACTTTCATTCGTGTGTAAACTTCTTTATTTTCTTCGCCATTTGCGTCACGTTCAACTTTATCAACAAAAGCAATCATAAGATTTTCACTATCTTTGACCATACCATTTGAAAAATCAAGACTGCCACCACTCGGTAATACTGCTCCAATTGCGGGCAATGGTGTTCTGTCAAGAATTTCTGCTATTTCGTACCAATCGCCAAAAACGTAATTAAAACCTTTGAATTGGTTTTGCGCTATCTCTTTTATTTTATCTTCTATGCTCATTTTCATATACTTTTGCTAATCGTTTTTCAAATTCTCTTTTCTTATAATCCATTTCCAAACACTTGTAAACACGGCTCCAAGTGATTTTTGTCACTTCTTCGTGATCCGCAATGCCCATACGCAACGCATACCAATCGATTAAGCCAAATACACCAAAACTTAAAGCGTTAACGCCTGCTTTCTCTTCTTCTGCCGTTGGCTTACTTTTCACGCTATCAAATAAGTTATTGATGAACTTTATTTGCCCGAGAGCCCAACCACAAAAACGTACAACATCGACTGCAAAAGCGTTATTTACTTCTTTCTCGTCCAAGTTCAAAAGCACTTTACAAGTGATATAAAATAAATCTCTACTTGTTTTGCATTCTGAAAGCTGAACCATTTGCCCTATTGTCATTTCGTTCAAGTCGTTAGGCGTTTTCACACGTCCAACTTTCAATGGTCGTGTAAACGTTTCAAGTTTCAAGTGTTCAACGTCTTTGCTGAACTCTGCACGAACAATCCATTCTTTAAATCTTGCACTTTCATTCATACTAATCTAATCTGTTATAATGTGCTTTTGGCGAACTTCTTCGCCTTGTGTTCAACTTCATAATTGCAAAATATCTCAACGCATCTATTGCGTGGTTAAAATCGTCAATTGGTTTATTTGTCTTTTTGCCGTCTTTGTTCTCTTCCCACTTGTAAGATTGAAGTTCTTCAATCAACGCTGTTGAACGTCGTGTTACATTGATTTTGTAGCGTTGAAGAATATCAATGCCTAACAAAATGCTGTCTTTGCCTTTCAGTGTAGGGACAACCCACAAACCCAAGTTATTAAGCTCTGCAATACTTTTTGGCTCTGCGCTATCTGCAATAATTTGCGTTTTGCGTGTAATCCCTTCTGCTTTCGCTTTCTCTGCAATCTTTGGATTTGTTAAACCCGTATCATATATCAGCAAATCAACGTACAATTCCCCGTGTGCAAGAACAACTTTCACCAGTGCTGTCGGGTCGTTTGTAAAACCGAAGTCAAGACCAAAGCCAAATAATTTCCATTCGTCTGTTTTTGGTAGCTCATCAACAATTGCGAAGTTTGGAAAAATAACGCCACTAAGTTTACCAGTTAACCCACGTGCGTAAACTTTGTGCAACTCTTCATCTTCAATGTTTTCAATCCTTTCGTGTTCTTCTTTCGTTAAAAATGGGTTGCCTCGATGGTCTGAAATTATTAATTTGACACCTTCACGCCCTATCAATTCGTTGTGCGCCCAAAACCTTTCAGACGGGTTGTAGTCGATGTACACTTTTTTTCGTGTACGTATCGACAATTGCCAAAAGATTGAAAAACTTACTCCGTTTGCTTCGTTCAGAAACAAATAATCTCTTTTACCATTCTTCGCATCTTGTTCATTTTGATAACTTTTGAACTCGATTATTGAGCCGTTTAAGCCCTGAAAGAAAGAACTACTTTCGTTAAATTTGAAGTAATTGCGCAGCCAATCGTTATTGTTGATTATCGTTTTTGCGTCACGCATTGCACCGACTTTCAAGTTTGGTAAGTCTTGACCCGCAATTGTTATGACACAACCATTATCCACTAATGCAAAGTAGATTAAAACTTGCATCAGTGTGTAAGTTTTGCCCGAACTTGTGCCCCCTTGATTAACAAACGTACGCACGCCTTCTGTTGTGTTCGCTTTAAATAGCGGCTCAATTACTTTGAAAATCATCTACAAATCAACTTCACTTTCATCGTTCGTCGGTGCGAAGTCTGAACCAACGAAACCTATTTCAATTTTATTTTCTATTTTGCCACTTACTTCTGTGTAATTTTGATTAATTGCCCTTCTTTCGTCTTCTTCGCAAATCATTCGATATAACGCAAGTAGTTCGGACGCCTTTCCACTCACTCTAAGTTTCAAACGAATATATTTTTTTACTTTTATTCTATTCCTTATAATCAAGTCAAATATTTCGTTATACTCTTTAGAACCCTTTGGAAACCAAGAGTAAAAGGTCGGCTTGCTTATCTGTATTTCAGAAATAATATCGTCAATGAATAAAATATTATCATCGTTAATAATGCTATTTTTTGCCTGTCCTAAAATCTTCTTTTTATCTTTTTCGCTATACATCTTTTACTCGTTAAATTCGTTAAACTTAATCCCTTTTAGGCTCGTTTGTAAATGGATAATCCTCTTCGTACGTGTCCCACGCTATATTGCTTCTGTCTTTGCTCTTTAGTAGCTTTGGAGCTAAATATCGGTACCTTATTCGGTGATGCAATCTGTTTCCGTTCATTACTTGCTTCTCTGCGTATATTGCCGAAGGGTATTGAATAGGCGTTACCATCGCTTTATTGTACAACTTGCATTCGTTATACAAGTCGGTTAATCCCCCTTTACTTGTCGCTGATAGCGTTTGTTGTAATGTTATTCCGTCTGCTAAACTTCCAGTAAAAAAGCCTTCGTTTAACACGCCTACAAATTGCGACGTGTCATCGTCTTGAACTCCTCTTTCTCCTCTGTATATAAATCTTGTATCGTAAAAAGTTGTGTTCATAACTTTATTTCGAAGAATTTTATTGTATATACTTCCGTAAAAATCCCCCGTTTGGCTTATTCCAAACAACCCTATTTTATGCCTTTCCATCATATCTGCAACCATTTCGAAAATATATTTTACAGTTTCCCCCGATGCCGTCTTAACGTATTTTCCTTTTATCCTGAACTGAAATTGTTGTGTATCGTCGTCCATAACTACATATCTTTCAATGTTGTGTTTTTTTGCATAATCAAAAAACATATTTCTTGCCTGCCCTGCACTTCGTCTTGATTTGCTTGCTCGATGCACATAATCAAATCTCCTTCTTGCTTCTTCTATGTCAAAAACAACAACGTTAAATCCATATTCCTCCGCTGTCTTTCTGTATTCGTTTTCGTCTCCTGCTTCGTTATCAATAAAAACATAAACATCTTTCATTTCATAGTTAATCTTTGAAAGAAATTTTATTGTTTTTAAATTCTCTTCTCTATGATATGATGGTATAAAACACGGCAACATAATTAATCCTCCTTCTCATCTTCTAAAACACAACCAGTGTTTAAAATTCTCAACATTTCATCTTCGATAAATCCATTTTCACCATTATCGATAAGAACCATTCGAAGACGTTCTATTGCTTTTTTTTCTTCATCTGTTGCATTGAAAGCATAGTAATTTGCAACCGACTCAAAGTCTATTTTTATAAACCTATATGCAAAAAATTTCAATGTGTCTTTTTGCTCTTTCGATAAATTAAATTCTTCAAGTGCTTTAATTTTTGCATTATATTTATCTAAATTCAGACAATCTGCCAATTTAAGATTTGGTATCTCGTTAGGCTCGTAATAGCAACTTTCATATTTTAATTTGCTCAACTCTTCTGTTTTGCTTGTTGCAGGCTCTTTGACATCATACGCTTTTAGAATTTCGTTGTCTAATTCCTCTTTTATTTTGATATAATCCAAGTCGATATTCTCTTGTGCTGTACGATTATCTGCAAGTGCTAATTCTCTGCCTTTCTTCGTCTTTAAAGATAGATCCGTTCTTTTTACTGCAACAACTTGACTTCCGTCTGTTTCTACGACAATAACATTTTTAAAACCTAATTCTTTTGCTGTTTCTTGTGTCTTATTTCCTGCAATAATGTTGTTATCTTTATCTATCAAGATTGAACGGCCAAGTCCTAATTCTTTTAGCGACCTTTCCATTAACTTCTTGCCTCGCTTCGTCCCTCTATTGAAATTTTTATCATCTTGTTTTAGATTTTCAATATCGACGACCTTTATTTTATTATCTTCTTTAATCATAATTTATAAACACTTTTGTTTACAAATATACTGATTTTCTTTATATTAGCGTGTTTTTTGACAAATAAAAAACCTTCACCACAAATAAAGTGATGAAGGTTAAAGTGCTATAAATAAGTTTCGTTTTATTCTTTGAGCGTGTCGATATGATTTTGAACAATCCAATCTGTTAGTTGTCTAATTGCAACGGCTAAATTTGTCGCAACTCTTTCATTATATTCTACGTCATCTAATAATGTTACTTTTTGCGTTTCATTAAATTTGCCTTTTTCGTAACGAATAACAATGCCCATTTTCTTATCTGTTGCAACGAACCAGTTGTTATGCTCTTTTGACTTTTGCAATAAATATCTTTCCATTTGCTTTGTGGTTTTTATGTTGAAAGGGGGTTTTATGCCCCCCTTTTGTTTTTGATTAGTTATTGAAATGTTTGTTGTATTTTGCAGTTAAATATTTTACAAGTAGTTTATCTTCTGTGTAAACGTTGTTACCTCTTTCGCCTTGACAAATAGCAATGTAACCTTTTTCTGTTGGCTTTTGTGTATAAAGGTAATCTTCATTGCCTTCACCTTCATTTGTGTAAGGAACGTTTTTGAAGAACTCGATTAACTCTCTTCTCTTTTGTTCTTGATTTGCTTTTCGGTGTAATTCGAATTTTAAAGAGAAACGTCTTGAAGCTTTTCCGCTTGCTTCTTTAAATTCTTCTTTAGTGATGCCTTTAAACATTGCTTTGCGTGCATCGAATTTCAAAGTGTGCCAATTTTCAGTTTTGAAAACGTTGAAGTTTTTTGTTGTCATAGTTGTGAAGTTTTATTTATTAATGTTTGATTTATTATTACACTACAAAGGTAGTACTTTTATCTTGATTGTGCAAATTATTTAATCAAAATCTTTCTATTATTTTTGTTTTTAACTATAATTTAACAAATCGAAGTGCATTTATAAGGATTTCACGTGCTAAAGCACTCCTTCTTACTTGTTTTTCTTCTGCTAATTTGTCGATAATGTCAAGTTCTTCTTTAGTTAAATAAACTTGTAGTGAATGTTTCTTTTCTTCTTTGGGGGCGAACTTTCGCCCTGCCCCCTCTCTAACTCCTCCGTGTCCGTTACTTTTCATATCGTTTCTTATTTTAAATTAAAAGAGGAGCGGGCGAATTGCTCACCCCTCTTAAGTTTTAAACCATTACCGCTAATCTTGTAAGCGTGTTATTGTTGTACTTTCAATCTCTTTTCAAAAATAGCTTTTATAGCTTTTGCATCTCCTTTTCTTCTGCATTCCATTGCACCCCCTTTGCTTTTAGTTCATCTAAGAAAGTTTGTTTTTCCTCTTCTGTGGCGTGGCGAAAGTTACTACTTGCCCAATCACTATTTACCAAATCAAAATTACAACTGCTCTTGATATTATTGCAATAACTATCAAAGTGTTCTTTATCATTTTCTTGATAGCATTTAAAAATCACTATCAAATCTGCAATATTTGCGTGCAAAATATCACCTTCTTTGAAGTCTTCTTGCTTCTCTTCGATAGTTGTTCTGTAACCTGTTGGGATTGTGATTTTACCACCTGCGTTTAATTTAAATTCCATAGTTGTGAAGTTTTATTTATTGTTTGTTGTTTGTTTTATTTTACATTGCAAAGATACTACTTAAAACTTGATTACGCAAATTATTTAATCAAGAATTTCAAGAAAAACAAGAATTTAACTATAATTTAACAATTGAGCGCAAAAAGACAAAAGAAAAGCGGTGATATTTACGAAAAACACCACCGCTGTAAAATAAACTTCACAACCTATCTATGAAATAGGCATTGCAAAGTTACGAAATTATACTATATATATAAAGAATTTCAAGTAAAAAAGTGCCGTTCAAACGATTTTCACCAATTCAAACGGCACAACAAACAAACACTAAATATAACTATGAAAGAAAAAAGTAGTAGTATTTCACGCTGTCAAATAATCTTCAAATTGAATTGTTTTCAATCTGTTGTGCATAACTGCAATGTTCATCTTTACAACTTCATCGTTTAGAATTAAATCAATATCGATATTGCCTGCACACGCTTCAATGCATTCGTTGAGGCTGTCAATTATCGGTGATGATATATATTCTTTCTTTCGATTAATTGCGCCTTTCACATCGTTTGAAATGCCGTTTAAGAACTCATTAGCATAATTTATTATCTGCAATGCAATAATTGCATTTGTTGATGCTTCGATAAATGGAAATGTTTTAAACTCTCTTTTAACTGCGTTGTTCACTGAAATATAAAAGCGAATAAAATCGTTATTACACGCTGAAAGAAATTCACTTACAACATTATCAATTAAATTAGCTGTGCTTCTGTCTTGATGTTTTGAAAGCATATTTCGCCACTCTTGAATTAACATTTTCATTGTGCGTGAAAGCTTGCGTGTTTCGCTTACTTTTTTGCTTGCTAATTCGTCTAACATTCTTTCTACAAATACAATTGAAATGCTATATATAACAAGTGGCATTATTATTTGGTGCGCAAGTTCATTTACAGAATATTTGCTTGAAAGTAATTCTTGTTGCTCTTTTACTTCATTCTTTTCAATGCTTTGTTGTACTTGCGCTGCTTCGACTTCACGCCATTTGAAACGCTTTGCATTTATTTTGTGCGCTTTGCTGTTCTTGTTTTCACGAATTAAAAGGCACTTTGTGCCGTCTTTCAGTGGCTCTGTTTCAGTTGCAAAATATCGTTTATTAATTGCAATGCTTGGTTGTATTTTATCACTGCAATTTCTTTCGATAATCTGTATTAATTTCATCTCAAGTTATTCAGTTTAGTTGTTAAAATTGAAATTTGCCTGTAAACGCTTTCAAAGTGTTCAATGCTCATACTTGCATTATTTTTCAGTGCTTCGTACAGACGTTTTATTTTGTTTTCAATTGCTTCTTTGCTATTTGCTTTAAATTCTGCTTTCTTTTCGCTCATTTCGTGTTGTTTTGTTCTTTGCTTCAAAAGCATTGGTAAACGTATTTAAACGCCTACCAACGCAAATAAAGCGTGTTATTATTCTACTTTCAATCTCTTTTCAAAAATTGCTTTGATAGCTTTTGCGTCTTCTTCGGCTTGCTCTCTTTCACTTAGCAAATAATAATTGCCTGATTTGTAGTTTTTATCGTCGAATGCAATTCCGCCTTCTCTCTCTTCGAAGACTTCACCGTCTCGACCTATATACAAATAGAATTCACCTTTTTTAGCTCTCTCTCTTATCCTCTCCATTGTCTTTGTTTCAGCATTCCACCGCAAACCCTTTGTTTTTAGTTCGTCGAAGAAAGCTTGTTTTTCTTCCTCTGTGGCACGGCGGAAAGCAGACACAGCCCAGTTAAAATTATCTAAATCTAAATTATTGTAGTAGCAAGAGAATTTCTCGTTATCCTCAAGACTATAATTTTTAAAAATAAGTATTCTATCTGTTTGTGTTGAGTGTAAAATATCGCCGTCTTTGAACTCTTTTTGCTCCTCGATAATAATTAAATTATCTTCGATAGTTGCCTTGCAACCTGTTGGGATATTAATCTTATCCCCTGCGTTTAATTTTATTTCCATAGTTGTATTATATAAAAAAATTAGACTTTATATTTCTTGTAAAATTGTAGCATTTCTCTACACTTACATTTAATAGTAGCAATATTATGAGACACATTTCCAGAGGTAGTTTTATCACAAACTTGAGAAATACTCTCTAAAGTAGCTATGAATGTTTCATCCATTTCTTTGTATCTTTTGCACTCTTCTTTTAGACGTTTATTTTCTAAGCGCAATATTGTTATTTCTCTTGTGAGTTCTATTATTTTATTTAAAACTTCTTCCATAGTTATTTTATTTTATTAATTCCTTGTTGTCGAAGATATTTCCAATAACAACTTTACCACATTCGTTTATCCATTGTTGATTAATTCCACATAAATCTTTGGGGTATTTCACATTAACCGAGCGGAAGCCTGCCAAATTCTCATTGTACGTAACAAGATGCTTGTAACCTTCACTTTCTATTATATCCCCCTCAAAGATTTTCTTTCCGTTCTTGTCCTTGAGACCTGTGTATTGGCTTAAATGTACGACTTCAATACTTTTTCCTTTTGCATTAACAATGATGTGCTCTGCTGTTTGGGTTTTGTAAGCTCCAATCCCCTCGACCCAAATTCCCCCTTTACCGACAGGCTTTCCTCTAAAGATTATTTCTCTATTCATATTTCAACGCTTTTAATATCGACTTTCCATTTCAGCTACAAGACTTTTTATGTGGCTAAAAAACTCCTCTTTGCTAATTAAATTACTCTCTATTTTTTGCACGTTAAAGCAATCAACAGGAGATGTAGCAAAGCACAAATGAAACCCTCGTATTTCATTCATCATTGAACTTCGCATTTCGTGCAATCTCATAAGGATTGGATTTATTGGAATGGTTTGCTTTGGGTTTGTAAAATCACCCTCTACTGCAACGATGTAATAATAAACGTTTTCTATTTTACAAAAACGTCCCTCCAAATGTCCGTAACGCTTTCTTATGAGTTCTTTTACCTTTAGCTCTCGTTTTTTCTTTGATTTAAAGAGCCATTTTAAAAAGCTCTTTTCGGCTTTTAAAGCCTTTAAAAATTCCTCGTGTTTCATATTTTTTTTAGTTTAAAATAATTGTCTCTCTGTGTACCTTTGCTCTTTTCCTAAGATAAAATCGTGTATAAAATTTCTTGCGTAATCCTTTGAAATCATCGAACGCTCGGTTGAGCAAACGCCAGCTTCTTTCGAGCCTTTTGAGGACATAATTGTCTTTTTAGGCTTGTCATTTTGATAACTTCTTCCGTAAGTTTGAGTGCAGTTTACAAACCAATAAGCCGTCGGCTTTTCGTAATAATCACCCCTTAACATTCTGTTATTATCAACAAACGTTGGCGGCAAAACAAAATTAGACTTGAGATAAGTTTGCATACTCCACGGATTTTCTACGATTAACTGGAATTCTTTTTCTATACAAATAGAGATTAGCTTTATAAGAAGAGAATAAAAATACTCTCTATTCTTTGACCTACTTAATATCATATCTGTTTTTTCTCGCTGTGTCAATCCTTTGTAATTGTGACAGCCAAAACTGAACGCCATTTGACTTGTAGAACAAAAATAAATACAAGGGAAGAAAGCTAATATTAAATCGTCTTTGCTTATCTTATCAAAAACGCTTGCCTCTCTGTTGTATGCCTTTTCAATTTCAGCAAATAAATCTATCACGTTGTCGGTTTCGCCAAATTCATTTTGAATGTCGTAATCCTCTGCGTAAAAGCCAAGTTTTTTAAACTCGTTTTTAAACGTTCCTGACTGCTCAAAAAAGCAATGTATCTTTCCTGTTATATCCATTGTTTGATTTGTTTTTTTTGAATAAAAAAGGAACGCTATTTTCACAAACCACGTTCCAATAAAAACCACAAAAATAATCTATAAATGAAAACAAAAAAAAATCTTATTTACCAGTTGAGCCATATCCACCAGTTCCACGCTCTGTTGCGCTTAACTCTTCGGCTTCTTCAAGTTCTATTTCGGGATAAGGCAAAATTATCATTTGCGCAAAGCGTTCACCAACTTTGTAAATGCTTTCCTCTCTGTCGTCATAAACGACAAACACCGCTGTAACTTCGCCACGATAGCCACTATCGATAACGCCTACTGAATTTGTTAGTAGCAAATCTTTTTTCGCATTACTACTACGAGGGACGACTAAACCGAAATACCCTTTTGGTATCTCAATTGCAAGACCGCAACCATAAGTTACTTTATCGTCTTTAACCTTAACGCTTGTTGCAGTTAAATCAAGTCCTGCATCGCCAGGCTTTGCATAAGTTGGTATAACTGCATTCTTGTTTAATTTCTTAACTTTTACTTTCATATCTCATTAATCATTATTACTATTCGACAATACACATAAAGTGATAATATATATTGCTATTACTATAACTTCAATCATTTTAAATCTTTGTATTAAAAAACTCAATTAATGTTGTTATTTGAATTAATATTGTTCATAAAAAAAGCGTGCTATTTTCACAAACTGCACGCTGCAATAAAAGAAATATTAAATATAGAATATAAAAAGATGCTTTATTATGTTTTACACGCACTCTTTCAACTTCATTTTTTTAAATTCAGTGTATGAAATAGCGTGTTTTAATCCTTCTTCAAATTCTTCTTTTCTCTTTCGTTGTTCTTCTCTCGATATAATCATATCTCGATACTCTTTGAACAAACGAAGTGAACGTAATATTGTAGTGCCTTTAATAGTGTTATAAAAGCGTTCGTATTTGCCCGCTTTCAAGTGTTGCAAGAACAACATTATTTCAGTTAATTTGAAATATCGAAATTCATTAAATATCATTTCTGCAATTTCTTTAACGCTTTCTTTTTGCAACTTGTATTCTTCGGGCACATTCTCCCAGTTCTGAAAGTCGTTTATTTCGATTGTAAGCCAATCTTTAGCTACGTCATACCCGCAAGTTCTTGCAACGCTTCCAAGTGTTGGGAAATCGCCTAAAACACAAAGCGAAGGCTTATTTGCAAACTCAACTTGTCGTGAAGGGTTGTAAGTTTGTAAAATCAACAAACCTGCTTCTTTGTTATGTGTACTTTGCAAGAATTTCTGCTGTGATAGCGTCATTTCGTTCTTTTGCTCTCGTAAAATTGTCTTTATAGTTTGCATTGTTTTTCTCCTTTAGTTTTTCGTTTGATAACCATCTATTTACCATACTATCGATACGCTTTATTTTTTGCCCCGATGAAGTCACCCACCCTTGCGCATCGTAATAAAAATAAAATTCTTTTGCTTCTTCTTCTGTCATTCCTTTTTCAGCGCAAATGCTCAAAACTTCTTCGAACGTCGGCTGTATTTCTTCTACTTTCTTTGCTCTTTCTTTCTTCTTCTTTGGCTCTGCAAATAATACAGGCTCTAATACTTGCGCTTTTGTCGTTTTCTTTTGTTTTACGGCTTCTTTTTTCTTCTGTTGAGGCTTTACAACTCTTATCTTTTCTTTTGGCTTCTCGATGAAATTTTCATCAATTATATATGTCGGTTGTTTTCTTCCTCGACCGCTTTCTACTCCAATCAAACCGCAATCAATCAAATGTTTGCGAACACCTTTCAATGTTTTAAGCGTGATATTTAATAACTTGCAAAGTTCATCATTGCTAATTTCGCAACGTGTTGCAAAATCATTCTTTGCAAACATTGTAAGCAAAGCAAAATAAAACGCAATATGTGAACTATTTAAATGATGTTCATTTGCTTTTATCCAAAATCTTTCAACACGTTCTTTCATAGCTATGTTTTTTTTATTCGATATAATCTGTTATTGCTTTTTGAAATTCTTCAAATGAACGACAAACGACATACTTATTTCTCATCGCTGTTGCAACGGCTTCGTATTCTTTTTGGCTCTGTGACTGCTTGCCCTTTGGCGTTTTCATCTCTATTGCAAGACTTGCAAACCCTTTGCGTGGTACTTGTAATATCAAATCTGCAACGCCTGCTTGCACGCCTTCGTCTTTCATAATTTTTGCAGTCCATTTGTTTCTTGCTCCTCCGTTTGGCACTGCAAAAAATACGGGTTTTAGTTTCGGGTATTTCCAACGAAACCACGCAACGCAACGTTTTTGTATGTGGCTTTCGCTCTCTTTTATCTCTTTAATTTCAATCATTTTTCAAATGCTTTTTAAATAAAAAAACAAGTGCTATTTTCGCAAACGGCACTTGAAAAAGTCTATCATCATAAACAAATAAAAACAAAAACATTATTTTCACAAATAACATTCTTCAAACATTAATAAACTAAATAAAACTATTAAAATATAAACAATAAGAATGTCTTTATAGATGTGCTTCGAACATATCTAAAGCGACGTTCAAAAGCATATCTTTTGTATTTGTCTTCTTTTCTTCGACATCGTCAATTGTACCTGTAACGCCATTTGCAATGTCTTTTTTGCCTTGTATAAGTTTGTACATATATTCATCGATTGTATTTTCACCGAGTAAATAAGTACAAGTTACTGCATTCTTTTGCCCGTTTCTGTGCGCTCTGTCTTCTGCTTGAAGGCAGTCTGAATACGTCCACGGAAATTCAATAAAAAGAACATTTGACGATGCAGTGAGTGTTAAGCCAGTTCCACCGCTTCGATAATTCAAGATTATCAAATTTGTTTTATCATCGTTTTGAAATGCATCAACGCTTTTTTGCTTTGCTTTGTCGTTGTCATCTCCAGTGACTGATACTGCGTGTGGAAATTCTTTTTTAAGTCGATTTACAACGTCTTTGAGAAAGCAAAAAACGATTAATTTTTCACCTCCATCTATGATATTATGAATTATTTCAACGGCTGACTTGATTTTGCCACGTGCTGAAATCTGCTTAAGAATACCCATTTGCACCATTATACCGCCACACAACGAACGCTGTATTTCATAATCTGTTGCCTTTTTATATTCACGTAAATAGCAAATTAAATCACGTTGAGCTTCTTTGTACTCTTTTTTAGTATCAATATCAACGACGCAATATGAACGTGTCTTTTCAGGTAGCCATTTTAGCACGTCTTTCTTTTGTCTTCTAAAAAAGCAAAACTTGTTCAAGTAAAAATTCAATTCTTTTAAATTGCTTGCTTCTCGATAGCCACTGCAATACCTATCAATGAAATGTTTTTGACCGCCAAAATCTTCGAGGCGTTCCATTATTTTTAACTGCTGAATTAAATCCTTGTTGTTATTCACAACAGGCGTGCCTGTAAGTTCTAAAACATACTCTTTGCCTTTCGCAATGCCTTGTACAAACTTGCTTTGTTGTGCTTGACTATTTTTGCACTTGTGGCTTTCATCGATTATCACTGAACGAAATAGATTAATTCTTTCATCAAATACAATGCTTTTCGATGTAAATTTCTTATGTGGCTTTATCTCTTTAACGAAATACTTTTTTAAACTCTCATAGTTCGTTATAAATACTTTCGCAAGTGGTTCGCCACGCCTGTCTTTGACCTCCCAAAAACGTTGCCAAGAATGTTTGTTGCAGTCACGCAAAATAATTGCTTGAACATCTCCAAACTTTTTAAGTTCTCTTTGCCAATTCGTTTTGAGTGATGAAGGGCAAATAACAAGTGCTGGAAATGCTCCACTTGCTGTAAGTGTGCCAATTGCTTGCGCTGTCTTTCCAAGTCCCGGTTCGTCACCCATAATACAACGCTTCTTTTGTAAAGCGTATGCAATACCTTCTTTTTGGTATTCGTAAGGCTCGATTAGCATATTATGTGGCACCTGCAATTTCGGCATTTCAGGCAAATCATAACTTTCAATTGGCTCATCGTCTTTATACCATAAAACCCTATTGCAAATGTTTCGAGCAATTGCCCAATCTGCCATTATCTTAAGGTAGTTTTCGTATTGTGGCGAAACCTCCCAAAAATTGCAATCGTCTGTTGCGTGATAGCGTGCAGACGGAATACGTTTGACACACGCAACTAATAACTGGTGATATTTAAACGTTACCTTATAGCAATTAGGCGTACGTGTGTAAATCATCGTGTTATATAGTTGCGCTGTCATTCGTAAAGTATGAAAAATTAAAATGGTAAATCGTTTTGCGCTTGCGCTTGTTGAGGCTCTTTTACTTCATTCTTAAGCTCTATCTTTTCGATATGATAGCCTTTTACAGACGTGAAGTATTTTATTTCTTTCGTCTTGCTATCTGTGTATTTTACGCCATTTAGCGCAAATTTCACATTAACAAAATCACCTTCTTTCAAGTTCGCAATATCTTGAATTAAGCTTTCTTGCGAAAACTCAAATGTAGGATAATTCTCTTTCACTAAACGACCTGTATAAGTGTCGTAAAGTGGGCAATTTAGCGTTACTTTTTGGCGTGAATACTCATTGCCGTTATCTGCTTTGAATGTTGTAACGTCTTCTTTTTTAAGGATAAAACCTTTTATTTCTAATGACATAACTATATTATATTAATTGTTAAACTGCTTTTTGAAAGTGTCTTTTTTAAACACTTGTTGTAAACTTTTTCGAACTCTGTTTTTAACTTGTCTGTGTCAAGTGAAAAACGAATGCTTTCAAGTCTTCTTGTAAGTGATATTTTTTCACCTTGCCACTTCTTCACGTTGTTTCTCTCCATTAGAGAAAGTAAACCTTCTTTCAATGTCTTTCGTTTGTCTTCAAGTTCTTTTATGCTTTCCTCAAGTTTTAAAATTTCATTCTCAACATCTTTCAAAGCAATTGGTAATTGCTCTTCTATCTGTGTAATTTCATTCTTTTGCTCTTCGATATTGAAAATTTCTTTTCTTAAAATTGCGGGGTCTTCACCTTTCAAATAAGCACTTATTATACGTTTGCAATCTGTTGCGCTAATACGATTTAAGCGCATTAATTTTGCAACTCCATATTGTTCTTTTGGTAGCCAAATAACGTATAATTTTCCAACTCTTTTACCTTTATTGCAACGTTCAAACAAATAAGCGTAAATTGATAATTGTAATGTTACGTTATTCACGTGTATTTCACTTGTCGTTTTTATGTCTGCTAAATGATATGTATTTGAGCCATTATTAAAAACAACATCAATGCTTGATGCAATGTCTTTGCCGTCGTCAACAAGATATTCGTTCGCTAATGAAATAAGATTGTTTTCTTGCTTTAGGCGTGCATAATCTTTCACTTCTTGCATTTCGTCTCCAAAGCCACAAGTATCAAAAAATTCACACGCTTTGTGAACTCTTGAACCATATTCGGCTGCACTTTGTAGCACTTCATTTGAAATATTTTTATACGTATTTGGGAAAAGCCACGAAATTATCGGTGTAATTCCGTGTAGCTTTTTTCCATTCAGTGTATAAGTGTGGCTTATTTCATCAAAAAGAACTTCACTTTTTTTCAACTCATTCATATTTATGCCGTTTTAAATTGTTTTGCGTGTTCTTTACACGCATTTTTGAAACGCTCATTTCCTACGAGTTTAGGATAAGAATAAAATACCTGCTTCAATTCTTCAAGTGTTTTTGTTCTTTTCATTCTGTCAACACCTTCTGCAATAGCATCATTTAATTCTTCTTGTTCTTTGTTATATTCTTGAGAGTTTCCAAACGAATAGCGAATGTTATTTTTTGCATCTCGAATTTCTAAAAATGAAATTCTTCTTTGCTCATCGTATTCAATTCGTGAAACATTGAGATTAACACGGGGTATTTTTTTGCCGTTCTTCTCGCTCCATTCATCTGCATTTAAATTAACCCAAACAAATGGTGCTGTATAAAGTTCTCGCCCAATACCCCAGTTTACACACGCACGCTTAAAAGCGTCGCTTGCTTGTCCCTTCTCTTTTTCTGTAAAGCTTTCAGTACCTACATCTTGTTTTTCAACCCATTCGCCATTGCTTGTGCGAATGTATACAGAACAAAACAAGTTATCATTTATCACTTGATGTGAGCGTTTCCAGTTCTCTGCTCCAACAACTTCATCAAGTAACGCCATATCAACACGGGCATTTTTGTATAATAACAAACTTACTCCTTTTGCAGACGTTGTGCCAATTCTACATTCTATTTCATCAGCTTTTAATAATCTAAAGTTTAATTTATTCATACCATTATTTTTTTGTTTGTTTGTTTTGAAGGCGAAAGGGTTTCGAACCCTTTGCGCAATCGCTTGCGTGAAACCTTTCTTCGCCTAACCCTTAAATAAATATGCCAATAAAAAAACACTACTTGTCAAATTTGTTTAGCAAATGAACAAGATAACCAATTACAAATGCTAATAAAAACGCTATTGCAAGATGTTCTTTGACGCAACCAACGCAAATAAATCCTAACATTGTAATTGCGTGCATTGTAAGTCCTGCTTTGCGTGTGATTTTCTCACTTGCTAAAAACGAAAAAAGTTTGCTTTCTTCGTTTAGCCAACTATTTATTTTGTTCATCGCTTTAAAGTTTTATTTTATTCTTGCATAACGCAAAACGTCTGATGCATTTATTTGCCATTTGCCATTTTGTGCGCTTTCGTTTTTCTTCGTTGCTCTTATTTTGCCTTTAGCAATTAAGTTTTCAAGTCTTGAACGACCGCCAACGATTTTTTCGCTGAAACGAAAACCAAATGTTTTGTTGTTCATCACATTGAAAATTGTAAACAAACGCATTTCTGTTTCATTTGCATTGTTCATTGTCTTCAAATATTTTTAAACCTTTGATGTGTATTTCTTTCACGCTAAACTTGATGTGTAATTTTTTGCAAATCATACACAACAATAATTCTGTATCTTTCGTAATACCAAGTTTTTTATAAATTGCTTTCTTTTGCGTTTTAATCGTCCAAAACGATTTGTAAAGACGTTCTGCAATTTCTTTTTCTGTAAGACCTTTGCAAAGTTCTTCTGCAACTCGTCTTTCGCTGTCACTTAAGTTTGCTTTTACGCTGTGCGTGTCACACGCACTGCTTCGCCTTTCGTGTTAATGCTAAATTTCCAACCTTCCAAACGCTTTGCAACTTGTATTCTGCTTGCTGTTATTCTTACCGACTCAAAACGTGTAAATTCAAATTCTTCTGTATCGCCTACGTTCATTTTCTTCAATACAGGTGCTATCATTTTTTTCTTTTCTTCCTTCTTCATATCTTTTCAAATTAATTTCGTGGTTGGTTAATCGATGAAGATTTATTTGCATTACTATTGTTCGTGCTTATTCTTTCGGAATTCGACCGAAACCAACCTATGTATTTACAACGTTAGCTTTCTTACTACTTTCTTCCCCACTGCTTGCATCGGCACTTATAAAAGTGTTGCTTGCTTCTGTGGTTGGCCTCTGCATAGTCGCTATATATGAATGTTATTTCAATTCTGCAACGTACAGCCCTATCAGGCAAGGGAACCATTACTTATGTGTAATCTTCGTGGTAATGGCGGATTCGAACCGCCCTCGAGCCTCAAACTCATTACCTAAGGTATAAGGCTACCTTTCGTCCGTTGTTATGGTACAATTCTAAACCCTTCCTCTTTCAGTCATTTTGTTTCTAAGAGAGATGGCTCAAAGGTATCGCCCGCAAATCTATACTCTCTGTATCTGTTTTAATTAACCAGTTGCGAATAAGTTTGTCGTATCAATTTCAAATCTTCTGCAACTTCTTTGGCTATCTTTTCAGTATCAATTTTTAATCTTATATCTTTCATCGCTTTTTATTTTATTAGTTCAACATCGAAATCGAAAGGCTTTATCGAATTTATTTCTTTCAAAACTTCTTTAAGGTTTGCGCCTTTGCGACGTGTGATATTTTCTTTTAAATCTCTTTCGATGTAATCTTTTAAGATGTCGAGCAATTCCATTATTGAATGGTTTTCACTCTCTTTAAATACGTCTGAAAGCCAAATATCGTCGATATGGTCACGTGTTTCAAGTTCAACATCTCTTTCAAGTATTTCAGTTACTCGTGAAGGATAAACGTTTATTGGTCTTTCGTCTTCGTCGCTTCCATACCAAGGTGCGTTTGGGTCTTCGTTTGCTCCTGCGGGTGCGTAATATCCAAAATTTCCTATTATCATAATCTTAAGTGTTTGTTGTTTGTTTTATTTTTTGTAGTGTGCGACTCTATTCGAAGTCGCACGTAATTCTGTATTGTTGTTTTAGCTTTTCGTAAGCCTTTTTTGTTGCGCAAATCACACCTTCTCTCACTTCTATACTTCTTGATGGTTTGATATTTAAAGGTCTGTTCATATAAAGATAAAATCTTTGACCTGTGCTAAATAAAACCAAATCTGCTTCTCTTTTAATGTTGTATTCCATTTTTATATTCCTTTTTTAGTTTAACTCTTTTGTGGTATTGCTATTTTTACGATTTATTTGTATCTTTGTTTCGTAATTGCAATGCAAAGATAACCTTTTAGGTTCATTTCTCAAAATAAAAATTCACCTTTTAGGTTCTTTTTAACTTTTATTAAATATTAGCACTATGGTTAAAATCGGCAAACAATTAAGTAAATACATTGAAAATCAGAAAGTTAAACAGAGTGATATAGCGAAAAAGCTAAATGTTTCACCAAGCTATATTAGTAGTGTAAAAAGAAACCTAAAAGGTTTAGACGATAAAAGTTTAGATGTATGGGCAAATCTTTTGGGCGTTAATCGAAATTGGCTTCTCACTGGTGAGGGTTCTATGCTCAAAGAAACACCCAACGACGACAACGACGCTAACTTTGTTGCTCCATATATAACAGAAGAACTCGTATACCTCCCACTTATAACAACCTCCGCTGTTGCTTCATTCGTTGAAAACCTGCAAGATGCTACAGAAGAGATGGACACATACCCCATATATGTAGCAAAGGGTGAAACGTTTGATAAAAGTAAACACGTTATAATCGAAGTAAGGGGAGAGAGTATGTACCCTACTATCACAGATAAAACAATGATTTTATGTGAAACGATTAACCAAGAGCAATGGGGTAACATACCAAACGAAACAATCATCGCTATTGTGTACAATGGTATTTTTACGATTAAACGGATACTAAGAAATGATTTAACAACACACAATAGCCTGCAATTATCCGCTGACAACCAAAAGTATGGAACAACAAAAGTACAAAGATGCGAAATAAGGGGTATTTTAAAAGCTATTAAAAAAGTTAGCGAATATTTCGTGTAGGGCAAAATAGAAAAATATTTTATATATCAAAATTGAAATTAACTTTATAACTCAAATATACATTTTAGTATGACGGGTGAAGAATTAAAAACCATTTTAGTAAGAAATGGTTTGCAACAAAAAGATATTGCGGAAAAATTGGCGTCGCAACAACAAAAAAGCGACTTAATAGGCGTTGTTTCGACCTCACAAAAACAAATTGAGCAGCTAACAAATATAATTGATAGATTAACGCAATAACAAAAAGCGTATTTATTTTGCGTCTAAGCGCATAAAATAGACAAAAGCATATAAATACATACAAAAGACAAAAGAACGCAATACAGCGCAAATAAATATCATTATCGTTAAACTAATAAATCAAACTATAATTATGAGTGGCGAAGAAGTAAGAAAAGCATTAAAAGAAAGGCAAGTTAATCTTTCGTGGCTCGCAATGCAACTAAACATTACACCGCAAGCACTAAACACAAGGCTAAACGCAAGAGATTTTAAACAAGCCTATCTTTTAGAAATAACAGAAGTTTTGCAAATGAACATCTTTGAACTTCCTGAAAGAAATTCAGCGCAAGCAATAGTTAATATTTCAGTGTGCGAAGATTTAAGCAAAGGCATTGAACGTTTGCCTTCTCTCGAGTTCGTAAACATACCAGCGTTTAAGAATTGCATTGGCTTCACGTTTTACGAAAAATCAGCTATACCAAAGTACGATAAAGGTGATGTTTTATTTGTAACGAAAGCAAATACAATTGAACAAAGCAAGAATTATCTTTTAATAACGACCAAAGGCAAATTTGTTCGTTGCGTCGCAAGCGAAGAAAATAACGTTTACTTGCTAATGCCTATAAGTGGCAATTATAAACGCTTTCCAGTTATCGAAATAAGCAAAGATGAAATATTACACGCTTATCGTATAGTTGGTGCAATATCTCGTGAAGAATAATCTTCTCACGCGCGTACGCGAAACTAAACGAAGTTTAGTTATCCCTATATATAATATATATTTATCTAAGAATATTATTTATATTAATCTTAAATATATTATTTATTATATTATATATATATATATTCTATCAAAGAAAAGAAAATATATAAAAGAAAAGAAAGTTTAAGGTGTAAAAATTACCCTTTAATATACGATTAAGGTGTAAAAATTACCCTTTAATATACGATTAAGGTGTAAAAATTACCCTTTAA